ACATTTTAAATAAAACTAATAAAGTTTTTAAAGCTGATGAATATGATACACCAGCTCATATACATTATTATAGAGAACATTATTTTAGAAGTAATTTAAATAGTATTATTCCTATTACAAAACACCTAGAAAAATGGGAAAATGTGTTTACTCAAATCAAACAACACATGACTTTTAGACCACTAACATGGTTTGACAATGACTATACTAGTGTTTTTAAAAGAATAGAACAAGAAGGTATTAAAATCAGTCCAACTAAGTTCAATCATTTTTTTGAACCTACGTTTGATGACTATAGTATTAATAAAAACAAAATACATACTTTGTATAATCTTTACAACATTACTACAAGACCGAGCAATGCATTTAACAACATAAATTTCGCCGCGCTTCCCAAAGAAAACGGCGCGAGAAATGTGTTTATTCCCGACAACGATTTATTTATAGAATATGACTTTACCGCTTATCATCCGTCTCTTATTGGCAGCTTATTTAATTATAATTTTAGTAGTGATCCCTACAATGATTTGGCATCACTTTTGGGTACGACGAAGGAGGAGGCTAAAGAGATTACGTTTAAAAACCTCTATGGAGGCATCAAAGAAGAATATAGGGACAGGGAATACTTTAGACAAGTCAATGGACTAATTAAAAAAATGTGGTTGATTTATCAACAAGAAAATCAAGTAAAATTAGCTACAGGCAGAACACTTCATAAACAAGATAATCTTAGCCCAACAAAAATATTTAACTATTATGTTCAAAGTTTAGAAACTAAAAGTAATGTAGAGTTAGTAACTAAAGTGTTAGATTATTTAGAAACAAAGAAAAGTAAAGTAGTTCTGTATACATATGATTCAATTTTAGTAGATTTTAGTAAAGAAGATGGAATAGAAGTTGTAACTACAATAAAACAACTATTAGAATCGACAGGATACAATACAAAGATAAAAAGGGGGGCAGATTATGGTTTATAATATTTCTTCTATATTTATCAATAGTATTGACATGAAGAATAAGTTACTGTGCTCATTTACAGCTCCAAACCGTTTATTAGACACTATTGCTGGCATAACATCTCGCTATGCAATAATGTATGACAAAATGTTTATTCTGGAAAGTCCTCAAACTACTGAATACTTAATTACTTACAACATTGACACAGAAAATTCAGTAAGTGAAATTCCAGAAAATACTATTTTGTTACATCGCAAAAAAGAATCAAATACTTTATATACTATAAATGCTTTAAATACTTTAATTAAACAATTAAATAATGGTATATTAGATAATCAATATAAAGTAAATTGGATAGACTATAGAAATAGCGTATTATTAACTCAAGGCCCAGATCTAAGAATTATTGAAACTAAAATTCATAAAATAGTTTACATATAATTGGCTTTTAGTTTTTGTTTTATTATATTATTTAAGTAAATAAAATTGTTATGGATATCAATCAAATTAAAAATCGCTTGAATACTCTTCAAAACAAGAAGGGTGGCTCTCAAAACAAAGAAGAAAGAGCAAAAAATTTCTGGAAACCTGCTGTAGGTAAAACACTTATTCGTGTCGTTCCTAGTAAGTTTGACAAATCAAATCCTTTTAAAGAAGTGTATTTTCACTATGGTGTAGCTAATCGTTCAATGATTGCTTTGACTAACTTTGGTGAAAAAGATCCTATTGTAGAATTTGCTAGTCAACTTCGTAAATCTAGTGAAAAAGAAAATTGGCAACTTGCTAAAAAAATTGAACCCAAAATGCGTGTATTTGCTCCTGTTATTGTTAGGGGTGAAGAAGAAAAAGGTGTGCGTTTGTGGGAATTTGGAAAAGAAACTTATCTTGAATTGTTGAGCATGGTAGCAGACGAAGACATTGGGGACTTTTCAGACATTTACGAAGGTCGTGATTTGACCATTGAAACTGTAGGACCTGAAGTAACTGGAACTAAGTACAACAAATCTACTGTTCGTCCTCGTACTAAAATTACTCCATTGAGTGATAATTCGTCTCAAGCTAAAATGTGGTTGAGTGAACAACCTGAAATTTTGACTTTGTATAAAAAGTACGAATATGATGAAATGAAAAATCTTTTGTTGACTTGGTTGAATCCTGAAAGTGATGTAGAAGAAACTGAAGAAGTAGAAGAAACATCAATCACACCAGTAACACCAGTAGTTACAAACTATGCTACTCCAGCTGCTAAGAAAAAGTCTTCATTCAACGAAGATGAATTCGATGCGTTGTTTACAGAAAGTAAGCCAAAATCTCCATTCAAAGACGAGGACGAAGACAACGATTTGCCTTTCTAATAAACTATGGCTAAAAAGAAATTAACAGACGCAGTCTCTCAAGCTGTCAAGGGAAACTTTGATCTTGAGTCGTTTAAAAAGTCTAAGTTTTTAAGTAACACCAGTGTTACTTTTAAACCTCAACGTTGGATTCCACTAAGTGCTGCATTTCAAGATGTTCTTTCTTTGCCCGGTATTCCTATGGGCCACATAACATTGTTACGTGGCCATAGCGATACTGGTAAAACGACAGCTTTGATTGAAGCAGCAGTAAGTGCACAGAAAATGAACATTCTCCCTATCTTTATCATTACAGAAATGAAATGGAACTGGGATCATGCTAGACAAATGGGATTTAACATTGAAGAAGTTGTAGATGAAAGTACAGGAGAAGTAATTGATTACAACGGATTTTTCATTTATAATGACCGAAGCACATTAAACACTATTGAAGATGTAGCAGGATTTGTTGCTGATTTATTAGATGAACAAGCAAAAGGTAGATTGCCATATGATTTATTGTTTTTGTGGGATAGTATTGGTAGTGTTCCAAGTAGAATGAGTGTTGAAGCAAACAAAAACAACCCTATGTGGAACGCAGGTGCTATGTCTCAACAATTTGGTAATTTTATTAACCAAAAAGTTATTATGAGTCGTAAATCTAACAATGCTTACACAAATACTTTGGTAGCAATTAATAAAGTATGGGTATCTCCGGCTGAAACACCTATGTCTCAACCAAAAATGCGTAATAAGGGAGGTGATTCTATGTTTTTTGACAGTAGTTTAGTTATTACATTTGGTAACGTTACTAACAGTGGAACAAGTAAAATGATGGCTCAAAAAGATGGTAAACAGGTTGAGTTTGCTAAACGAACCAAAGTATCTTGTGATAAAAACCACATTACAGGTGTAACTACTAAAGGAACTACGGTTATTACTGTTCATGGATTTCTTGATGATGATCCAAAAGCATTAGATAAGTATAAAAAAGAACATAAAGACGAGTGGATAACAGTGTTGGGAAGTGGAGACTTCATAGTAAAAGAAGACAACTCAGATTGGGACGAAAGTAAAAATAGTGTGTTGGCTTTAAATGATGAAGAATAATGGACCCAGAATTTCAAGCGATAATTGATAAACTTAGTAAAGCAAGACAGGCTGACAAGCCTGTTTTGCAACCTAAGGTACTACTCATTGATGCAATGAATACGTTTTTACGTAGTTTTGCTATTATTAATCACATTAATCCTAAAGGTAATCACATTGGAGGTCTTACTGGTTTTCTAAAATCAGTAGGTTTTGCAATCAAACACATTAATCCAACAAGAGTTATTATTGTTTTTGAAGGAGAAGGGTCAACTCAAAATAAGAAAAACTTGTATCCTGATTATAAAGGAAACAGAAAACTAAAACGAATAACTAATTTTGATGGATTTAACAATCAAGAAGAAGAAAGTGAAAGTATAGAAAATCAGTTGTTGAGACTCGTGGAATATTTACAATGTCTTCCTTTAGATATGGTAGCGATTGATAGGGTAGAAGCAGACGATACTATTGGACATTTAGCCACAAAATTTCAAGAAGATAATGATGTGGTAATAATGTCTTCTGATCAAGACTTTTTACAACTTATAAACGATAAAATAACTGTTTATAGTCCTACTAAAAAGAAATTTTACGATGTTAACAAAGTAAAAGAAGAATATGGTGTTACTCCTCAAAATTACCTTCAAATGAAAATTTTGTTGGGAGATAGCAGTGATAATGTTCCTGGAGTTCCTAAATTAGGACCTAAAAAACTCATAAAAAACTTTCCAGAATTACAAGAATCTACTGTTGTTCATTTAAAAGACATTTTAGAAAAAAGTCAACAAGAAAAAGGAACAATGTTTGAAGCTGTTAGTATGTTTAGTCATCAATTAAAAATTAATGAAAAATTGATGGACTTACATAATCCTAATTTGTCTACTATGATGATTTTAGAATTAGAAGATGTAATATCTCAGCCTAAAAGTAGTATGGATAAAAGTAAATTTCTCACTATGTACCAACAAGATTTGCTAGGTAATAGTATTCCAAATGTAGAAAATTGGTTAGTAAATGTTTTTACTCACCTTATGGTTTCTAAAAAATAAGTTATTATATTATAAAAAAAGTTATGGTTTCATTTAATAAGTTGTCGCAATACGGGTTACCTTTCCAGCTCAAGGTAATTAATCAGCTCTTAACAAATAAAGAGTTCTTACTAAACATTAGAGATACAGTTCAAGAAGAGTATTTCGATAATTCTTCTTTACAGTGGATTGTTGCAAGAACTTTAAAATATTTTGACCAGTATCATACAAGTCCTACTTTAGAAGCTTTACAAATTGAAGTAAAAAAGTTAGACAATGAATTGTTGAAAACTAATGTTATTGAGCAATTACGAGAATCTTATAGAATAGAAAATAGTGATGCTGATTATGTAAGACAAGAATTTAGTAATTTTTGTAAAAATCAACAACTTAAAAAAGCATTACTTACTAGTGTAGATTTACTAAATTCAGGAATGTATGACGATATTAGATCATTGATTGATAGTGCTTTGAAAGCAGGAATGGATAAAAATATTGGTCATGAATACAGTAAAGATGTAGAGTCCAGATACAGACCAGATGCTAGACAAATAGTTCCTACACCTTGGGAAGACATCAATAAACTTCTTATGGGAGGTTTAGGAGGTGGAGATTTAGGTCTAGTATTTGGTAATCCTGGTGGTGGTAAGAGTTGGATGATGGTAGCTGTAGCAGGACATGCTGTGAAATTAGGATTTAATGTAGTTTATTACACATTAGAATTAGGTGAAGTTTACGTAGGAAAGCGATTTGACGCATTTTTTGCTAATGAAGCTGTAAACCAAATTCACTTACACAGAAAGAAAATTGAAAATGAAATTAATAAATTAGAAGGTAAGTTGGTTGTAAAAGAATTTAGTATGGGGAAAGCAACTATTCAAACTTTAGAATCACATATTCAAAAACTTAAAGATATGGACATAACTCCAGACTTGGTTATTATTGATTATGTTGATTTGTTGAGATCTCCAAAAAGAAGCTTTGACAGAAAAGATGAAATTGATGATGTTTATGTAGCTACAAAAGGACTAGCAAGAGACTTAAATATTCCTATTTGGAGTGTAAGTCAAGTAAATAGAGCAGGTGCACAAGATGACATTATTCAAGGAGATAAAGCTGCTGGTAGCTATGATAAAATTATGATTTCTGATTTTTGTTTATCTTTATCAAGAAAAAAAGAAGATAAAGTAAATGGAACAGGAAGACTTCACGTAATGAAAAATCGTTATGGCATGGATGGACTTACTTACAACGCTAAAGTAGACACAACTACAGGACACATTGATTTAGATGACAACAACGAAGGAGTAGATCTTTCACCTACTAAAGCTTTTAACCAACCTACTAAATCTGAAGACTGGGA